CTTTAACATTTATTTTAATTACCTCATACGAATTATATCCATTGATTAAATTCGGAACTATCTTCCAGCTCTCTTTACTTTTATAAAACGAACACTTACTGCAGATGCAGCAATTCAAAGCTATGCATCTTTCTCTTATATTTTCTTTCTCTCTATAAAATACACAATCCTTCTTAAACATTAGCAACCCTCCGAACATCTCTCGCATATTAAAATAACTGTCTTTCTTTTTGTTATAACAACATTATAAGAATCTTTTCTATAAACACTCTTGTAACACTTAATACATCTCTTATCCTGGCACTTATCGAACCACTTCTCTTTATCCTTAATCAACATATATACAAAACTCTCCCTTCACGAACTCAATTAAACTAACTCTCTCGTCTAATAATTCAATCGGACATTCCCTGAATAAGCCCAAATATTTAACTTCATCAAATATATCCCTGATTGACACAACCTCATTAACTCTAGTAACCTGGAACACTTCACTAACTGTCATTTTAATCCTCCTTTAATAATTCATCAAATGTATCAATATGATTTGCCAGTAACCTCTTATGCAGCTCAATTATATCCGAATAAACTTTCTTTAATCCTTCCACATCCGTAGTCTCTCGGCATATTTCAAAATAAGTTATCATAGCTTCCTCATTTTGAATTAAATTCAACATAGACAATCTTGCTGTTCGGTTCATTATTCTTCCTCCTTAAATCTTCTAACAACTTCATCAACCAACGCATTGAACTCAATTGAATCCATAAACTCATCACAATCAAGATAATACTCAAAAGTAGCTCTTCTGCATGGCTCTCTTGGATTTTCTAAAATTTCCATAGCTCTCGTCTCACTAGCACAATAAACTATATCACTTACTTTTTCTACAGCCTTTAAAAGTATCTCTTCTCTTGTTTCTTCTCTCATAACTTTGTCCTCCTAAAGATTATCTTTAATTTCTCAAAGCTCTTAATTAACTTTGTAAGTTTATTATATCAATTCAAAATTATAATACTACTGAATTTTGACATAAAATTTTTATCAATTACAGATTTTTTGCAAAACAAAAAGAGCAGCCTTATCGACTGCTCTTCTTGTAATTATAGGAGACTGTTATGAATTTAGAATTGTGTTTAACATTCTACATATATTATATAGAAAGAATCCAATTTTGTCAAAAAAAGACGGCTAGTTAAGCCGTCTTTCTGTACCAACAAACACTCAAATGATTCGAGAAGAAAGGATCTATATGATTCTTCTTTATTATATATGAAACAAATTCAAAAGTCAAGCCCAACATCTATGCTTACACCACCTTCTAACTAAGCTATCTTTCTTTTTGCTAAAGTCCGTTGGCGTTGGTGGCGTTGGCCCTGGTATAGGAAGATAGATAAATCCTCTGAAGTCATAGTTATCAGCCCATGAAGGTCTGTAATTATCTTCTGGATATAAAGTCTCTATCCAGAAGTAAGTTCCCTGCCATGCTGAGTTGCTGACTACAATAGAGCCATCTTCATTTATTATCTCAACTGATGCTACATGTCCTGCGTCAGCATAAGCAAAGCAAAGAATAGAGCCTAGTCTTGGTGTTGAGCCTACTGGGTAAGTAGTACGGTCAGCCCATTCCTCAGCATTCCCCATAGGAAGCTCTGGATCATTGCCTTGCATTACCTCCCAACCTCGTCCATAGCAGTAAGCAGTACAGTTTGGAAGTCCATAATCTGGATAATAAGGGTTATAATTTGTATCATACCAGTACTTATTTCCCATCATTCCATCATCAGTTAGTCTTGGAATAAACATATAAACCTCCTTAGTGGTTAGCTCTAGCTAGAGATAAGTCGCCGACATTATCAATGTCTTGCCAAATTCTAACACCATTACGGAAGATGTTGTTAATAATTTCCATACAGTCAGAAGGACAAGTATAGCTTCCTTCAATCCTGCCATTAGCAGCTAACTTTATGTAATTAAAGTATGGTCTAGAATCTATGTTCGGACTATCTAGCTTGTTCCACGCATAACCATAAAGGTCGAAATAGTCGTCAATTGCTGCAGCATACTCTTTAGTTATTGAATACTTATAAACATGGAAGCCCGCGTTATTATAGTTAACATCTAAGGCAGATGTTGCTATTGAACCGTGTACTATATTAGCTTGCATAGCTGCTTGACGCTGTTGAACGTCTTGATCTTTTAATAAGTTGTAATGGCCTACACCAGCTGAAAAGCCACCCGCAATAGCTCCACCGATTGCACCAGGTAAAGCACCAACACCTAAGAAGCTAGCTCCTGCTGTTCCTCCTGCGACTGCTCCTCCCACTATAGAAGAAATTAAATTCTGTTCAGACTTTTCAATTGCTCTTGCGTTGGATTCCTGATTGACTGCAAGCCACCTTTGATAGCTGTCGCCAATCCAGGCACATTCTAGATCCATGTTGAAGGTGACGCCCTGACTAAAGTTATTACTAACTCGATTATATCCTCTAGGGAAGGCAATAGCTGAAACTGTTGGGATCACATTTCCAACTACTCGAATTTGACAATTCAAAGCTTCATCAACATAGTTAAAGTTTTCATAAAGTAAGTCTTTTTGGTCTCCGTTGGAAGAAAACAATTTCAAAAATCTATATGGATATGTATATAGCTTGTTATTTCTTGGCTCATAGCCATTAAAGTCTAAAGGACTATATGTTGTTATGTCATGGATAGTATCATAGCTGTAAGTAGTATGATACTGCTCGTCTGTCTGCTCGAATACATCAGGAAACTGGAAGATTTTAACAATTCTATCTTCTACACCCTCACGCAAGTAACCCGCTATATATATGTTCATTTGTCTAGCACCAGCATCAGTTGTTGGTGTCGTGTGCGAAAATTCAAGACCTGAGTATATGTCATCATACATAGCACCTTCTGCAGGTCGGTATGTTGCACCTTGAACATCTCTTGGTTGATCATTTCCACTTACTAACATACCTATTTTAGTATGTGAGAAGTTAATAAAATTAGAAGAAATAGTATTCCAACTGCTTCCAGTATTTAGATTTTCTGGTTGTGTATTTCTGTATTCGGGATTTTCCCAACTATCAACTACCGCCATCTGTCTCTCAATATAACAGCTAGATGCTCTAACCCAATCATCAAACCATGTCGACCATATATCTATCGTGTACTGAATTTCTGTGCAACCATCATTTACATAGATACAATTATCAATCCAACCAAAAAACCACTTTGATTCATAATCAGGATTTTGAAAAGCTATATAATTAGCTCTAAGACACACCTCCATTGAATAAGGGACTGAAATGTTTCCAGTCCTTCTAATAATAGAAAAATCATCAGTCTCAATTACTGCCTTGTCTCTACATATATCAACCATTTCGTGACTATACTTCCATATAACATCTAAGTAGGTCTTATCTAGCCTTATTCCACGACTTAGAATTAGTCTTGAATTTCTCATTTTCTTCGTACTTCCTTCCATAATTTTTATTAAAATCGAAAATAACTAGCTGACCGCAGAAAGAGCATCTAACTACTTTGTTAGCTTTGTATGATATAAAATTACCACAAACACCACAATCAGCAAAGATTATACTTTGTTTTGTTTTTTTCATTTTCTACCTCCTTATAGGTATATCTACCGCTTGCTTGAAGTCTGTTCCACATAGGTCGGAGCAGTAGAATATATTTGAATCGTTAAAGGACTGCATCAGTCTTTTTAATTTTTCATTTTTTAACTTTAAGTTATAAAGGTCGCAAGAGTACCACATAGAAGGACTCGGTTTATCAGTTATAACGATAGTATTCTTCTTGACTGGCGAATCTTTTGGTACGACATGCCAACATATTTCTTTTGTCTCTTTATCCATTAGATAATCAGCTCTAAACATAAAACCCTTAAACAAAAAGACTACTCTATATAAAACTCTATAACATTTAACCGACTTAGGTAAATGTGGCTGAGGTTCAGTCTGCCAGTCGCCTTCATTTATCATTTTGGCAGCATTACCGATAGCAAAGCCGGTTCTTCCAGAACTCTCGCAGTATTCAATGGCCATAGTAACGACAGAACCTTCATCATCACACGGAATTTCTATCATGTCTATGTCGCCGTGCTTTTGCTTCTTTATTATATCAAGCAAATTCCAATCAGATAAATAAGGGCAAACACGGCTAACAGAATTACCAACCAACCACAATCGAGTAGTCCCACGTTTTCTATCGACAGTATTATATAGAAACATCAGCTTATCAGCTTCGCCTGGAAGATAGATAGTTCTTGACATAAATTCCTCAAAGATTATATTCTCGACATCTAAGAAGCTGCAGCCTGAATAAGACTGTTCTTGCGATAAAGCCATATAATAGCCGACTATCTCTCCTTTAATTGCTTTGCACTTCTCTGGATCATAAGTTGCCAGATATATGTTATGACGCCATGCCACAACACAATTATACTTATTATTAGTAAGACCTGCTATATCCACATCAGCAAAATAATGCTCGACTTTTTCAGTGGTGATTTCGTCTTTGAATCGTCTAAGTAGTATGAACCTTTGACCACTCTCGAAATAATAATTAAGACCTCTCTTATGCTTTACTTGGTAGGACTTTCCATTTCCCTTTTCGGAGTAGGCTAAATTTATTTGTGCCTTATAGCTTTCCAGTCTGTCTATGTTGTAATAATGAATTTTTTTATTTGACATTTTCATTATACCTCGCTCTCTCACTTGACGCATCAGTTAACAGCTCGCAATAATCTAACGCTCTTGATAGAGTATAATTAACTGGATAGATGCAAGCTCCTGACTTGTCTGTTACTCTATAAGTCTTTCCGGTATAGTCGGTCATCTCTATCGGTAGCTGATTAGAGCAGTATTCAATAGATTGCTTTCCAGTAGCTTTATAACTGAATAAAAGTCCATCTTGAAAATTGTTGATGTCATCATTAAGACACTCAACTCCCTTCTTAGGAACTCCCGCAACTGTTATATGCAATTGTCCGTCTTTCTTGTCTCTATAGGCATATTTCTTGGATCCGTGTGTAATAAATTCTGAATACTCACCATCTAAATCGAATAATCCAATCATGTGCTTATTACCTTCTACGTCTTCTGGTTGGAATCTGTCTAGTGGAGTATTCCAGAAGTCAGCTGTTTCTTGTACCAATTTTACTACATTTGCGTTATAATCGTCAATTACAGACTTATCATAGCCTGATTTTAACTTGATTGAGTCTGTGTCTGAGTAAATAACATACTTATCTAATTTCATTATGCAGCTGAAAATATTCCTTCTTGCATAAGCAGTGCACCATACACCATAAGCAAATGAAAGAAACGGTCTTTTCTCCTGACCTTCCAACTTTTCGATAATCTCATCATTAGTTAGTGGAATCTCTTCCCAGACACCATTATTAAATTCAACCTCGTTACGGATTTCATTGGTAACGGACATCCCATATAGGGAATTGTATCGGTTTTTCTCCTTCATGTATTCCTCTTCATGACCTGGATTATTCTTGAATTTAGTTTTTGCTTCATATTTATTAAGAATGAAATTTACGTACTCCCATGGAAGTCTTTTATATTGACTGTTATAGCTTTCTAGAATTTCTATATCACCGCTATAAGCTTCTCTTACTATCTCTGCATCTATGTCTGTTAAGTAAGTAATTAGTGAGTCAGCTGCTATAATTCTACCATTATCATACACACCACCCTCAATTTCATAGCATTTTGATTTGCTTAGATAATTATTATAAAAGTTAGACTTCATTTTGCTAATTTTAACCTTTAATAGATAAGCAAATCCGCTCATCATATCATCAATAGATTTGATATAGCACTGCTTAAATTTTGTTGCTGGATAAGGATAGACTAATAAGCAGTATGGGTAGCTTGAAGTAAAGTCCCAACTAATCACGTCCTTAATTATTATTGAAGAGTTAAGAAAGTTGGCATGCACATATCCACCCATAAATGTGTCAATCAAGAAGTTATATATATGTGGATCTGTGTTGACAGCTCTGGCTACCTTATACCTCATAGAGCTAGACGCGTTAACAATTGACTTAAATTCTCGTCTAACTTGACCTGTGTTAGTCAATGGAATCTTATGGACATATTCATATTCTTTCAACAACTCCTTTATATAGTAATAAATAATCAAGCAGTCATTCTCACGATAAGCATCTTCTTCAGCTGTTAGCGGTGTGTATATATGTCTTAACTTATTATAGTCTAAATCGCCTACCAGCTTCTTAACTGGAAGATTAAAGTTTTTAGCGATTGAAGCTAAGGAAAGATTTGACATATAATAAGTACATCGAATCTCAAAATTATAGTACTTGAACATAGCTTTCATTATTTTATGTGGCTCACGGCTTAGAATTTCGTTAAATTGAAAAACAGATTCAAGATAACTAAATTCAAAAGATGCGTTCTGAATGAATAAAATTTTTGTCTGCCTTACTTCAGCATCAATTGTTTTCAAAAATTGATCTAATTCGCAAAAAGACCTACCTCCATAAACTTGATCATTTATTGAAAGCTGCCAACAATACATGTTGCAACCAAATTCAACCTCGTCCTTATTTATTTCTGGTATGTTTATATATTCCACAGCTGGAAGGATTTGCCCTCTATACTTTATATATGAAGTTGTCTCTATATCAAAAGTATATATATTACCGTCTCTCTTATCCTGCTTATTGACTTGTATGTGGTTATGACCTTTGTAATCTCTATAAGATTTCAACATATAATCACCTCGAAATAAATGGTTTAACATACTTAGTGTAAATCTTTGACAAGTCTCTCTTAATGGCGTTATCGTGAGCAAATTGAATTTGTTTTTCCATCTCTGAAATGAAATCATCTCTGTTTTTTCTTCTATCAATAGCCCAATCAATAATTGATACTGTCGCAGATCCTGGAAGCTTATCTTCATCAACCATCTTCTCACCAAATATGTCAGCTAATTTTGTCAAAGCTTTATCGGGCACGTTCTTAGCAATCTCGCCTAGACTTCGCTTTGTTTTGGCCTTAACATCCTCAATTCCTTTAACAGTCGAAGTCTTTGACTTGTTAAAATTCTCGACTGCGCGCAAAATATATTGAAGTTCTTCAGTCGTTTTACCTTTGCCAGAATAAGAGACTAATCCTTTTTCAGTTAAAAATCCTGCAGCATCTAACCGCCTTGTCAATTCTTTTCCAGCAAAATATTGCTGTGATTTATAATGACCTTTTATTCTTTGGAGCTTTGCGTTGGCAGATCTGCCCGCCTTATTTAATTCTTTTTCAAGCTGCTTCCTAAATTCTTCAGCTTCGATTGATTTTCCTCTTGGCATCTTCTTCCTCCCTTCTAATTAAAAAAGGGCATCTATATAGATACCCTTTTGTAAGATTGATAAATCTACTCTTCTACTGATACAAGCTCAGGAACTGCCTTGAAGCTCTTTCCGTTTTTGGTCTTAATCTCAGTGATTCTAAATGACTTCGTATCTTCGATATAATCGTCGATAGACTCAATGAACACTGTAGATCCAGTCTGAAGCATTCCAACATTTGTATCAAGATAAAGAACGTCGAAATTCTTGTCATCAGTCTCAATGTTGCATTTTGCAAGACCTCTGACTGTGATTAACTCACCAACCTTATCCTTAATCGGTGTAGCTGTAATGTCGCCCTTAGTCGCCATCTTCTTGAATAAGTCGCTCTCGCATGTACCACTTGTCTGGTTAATAGTTACCACGTACTTTTTTGCTGCCATCTTTTTGACTTTCTCCCCTTCCGCCTGGGGGCTAGCGATTAAATTGTAATAAATGTATGCACTACTTTGTAGCAAGATTAGATTACCATTTTTTATAGCTAAATGCAATGAATAAAATGTTAACATTTTATGAATAAATTATGAATAATTGAGTTATTGAAAATGATACAATGAACTAATGTATTTAATTTGATACAAGGAAAGCGACA